GTCGTATTACTTTGACGACCTTCTGAGCGGCCTCCCTAATAACCCAACCAAGTTTTTTCATTGGTGCAGTTCAAACAGGGAGTATCGATTGAAGTGGGTGGAAAAGGTCTCCATCCCTCGCAGTCTGGGTCTTATCAACCCATCGACCGTTGTTTGGGAACGCCTCCCATGGTCTTTTATTATCGATTGGTTCATACCTATCGGTAGTTATTTGGACTTGGTTGGCTTCTTTGGAGGCTTGCAGCTTTCCTATGCGCAGAGTACCTTTATACAAACCATAGGAAATAAACGTGTCACAAGAAATTGCGGCGCGGTCCCGGGCGAGAGCCCTCACTCTGAAGGTACCTGCTACACAGGACAGTATTACAACTATACCTCACACTATCACTATTGTGGGGGAACCTCGGTCGTCAATACATTTTTCGACCGGGTCACCGGTACAACTCTGCGTGTCCCCACTCCTGATCTAAAAGATCTTGATAAGGCATTCAGTCTTGGCCACTTGAAAAACGCCGCTGCGCTTGTGTGGCAGCGGACTCGGTCTACGGAGACCTATCTTCGTGACTGACTTTAAGGAACACTACAATGTCGAATCAGACAAATATCACCGTTTACGACGGTGCTGCGCCCCCAGTTGCACATACTCTTGTTCCTATCGGCGTTGCTAAGGATGCCAAAGATGGAATCGTCGCTGAATGGCGCGAATCCATCCTGTCACTCCCAAACGAGGCCCAGGTTCGGTTAAAACTAACCCTTAAGAAGATGTCTTCTGGTGTCTGGCGGTCTGAATATCGGGTCGAGATTCCTGTAATGGAAGCTGTAGCCGGTCAGAATTCGTCTGGCTATACTGCCGCCCCGAAGGTCGCCTACGTCGATACACAGGTGGTCACTGGGTTCCACCATCCACGTTCAACGGTAGCCAGTAGACGACTTTGTCGTCAAATGGCTATCAATTTGGGCGGGAATGTGACATACACAGTGACTCCGATCATAACGGGTTTCATTCCGGAGCTGATCGACCAGCTTATTGCTGCATCGTGATATGTCCTACAATCACTTTGTAGTTTTGCTGGTCTGGATACTCGTTGTAGTGCTGATTATCACAATCAGCTAAATCTCCATTCTCTCTCTTTAGGAGGAAGTTATGTACGTTAGTACGTGGGATGAACAAATGACCGAGGAAAGCACCCTTTCATTACTGAAGGATCTAAGCCTCGCACATGCCCTTGAGGGCGGCAAGTTTGGCAAAGAGATCGCCTCTCTGATTCAAGAGAACGATTTTGCCGCTCTTGTTGCGTATGAACTGTCAATGACCAGAGTGGACTGGGATGTATCCCAGCTCATTCACTGCAGGCAAGCCCTGGCTTTTTACCAGAAGCTTGGTTTCCTGGGTGATCCCTCTCTTAAAAGACAAAGGGCTCTTTGCAGTTTTATCGCATCCGAAGCTGCTTGTAAGGAAACAAATCGGCTCTTTCTCCTAGTTGCAGGGGGGCAATTTAACTTCTTGCCCCGTTACACGCGCATATTGTATGCGGCGCGTAAGAAAATATCCCGTATACTAGGGTCGATGCCCTCGATTGGATCCTTTAAATTCCGCTTCGGGCCTGGCTCTACGACCTCTATAAGAAAGCGGGAGGCGAACCCGCAGAGGAAGTTTTCACAAACGCCTAGGTGTAGCCCCGAATTCCTTCGTCACTGGTCTTTTCCGTCTGTTGTTCGCGAGTTTCTGCCGTGGCTTGACTGCCATCAGATCTCAGAACGCATTGACGAGGAAGGCTATTTATGTGGCACTTATCCTTTCATTGAATCACTGGGTAAGTTGGATTTCGTCCCTAAGAACGCAAAGACCTACCGAAGTGTTGTTGTGGAACCCACTTTTAACACGCTTCTCCAAGCGGGTACGGGTGATTACATGACAAGTAGGCTTTT